TCCAACTCCCTCTTTTCTTCCCCGGTCATATAGTTTTACCTAACACCGCAGCCGCTACGCCCAAAAGAAATGTTAAAACTGAAATTATTAACGTAGCATAACCAGGCAGACGATTTCGTATTTTTTCAATCACTTCCCACTGTTCCTTGTCATTTTCTTCTAACTTCTCAATTCTAACGGTATGTTCTGCACAAAGTTGTCCCTCTCCATTCATTAAAACATTCTCCCGTAACGGATATATTGATAAATTCTATTTAAAGCCTCTCGCTCAATAAGTTTAACTGCCCTGTGTTTTGTGGTATCAAAAGCCGAACGGAAAAAAGGTCTAGCTGGAACATCTTTGGGCGCGCCTTTATGTCCTCCTCGTCCGGGAAAGGCGTGTCCGTATTCAATAGCTGATGGGATATAGTGTCGCTTGCCGTCCTTGGTAATATGAACAAACTCGTCAACATCACCTTTTGTTCTAACCTGGACTCTATACTCACCCTTTCGCTGTTTCTTAGCCGCCCTTAATACAATGTTTTTACTTAATAAAGAACCCATACTTCCACCGACGTAAGACAAGGCGTTTGCCTTCGCTGCCTTATGTGTCGGCCTCGAACCTTCCCTAACAGCCTTACGAACTATCTTTTTCTGTGTGTTCTTTTCTAGGCTGCGGAGTTTGGCTTCAATCTCTTTTGCGCCTTCTAACTCAATCGCAATCATTAGTCAGGATCTTCCCGGATAATACAACTGGCATAAACACCCTTACCTACTGTCCCACCGCCTGCGGTTGCTACAACGACTACTTCTAAAACATCACTATCGGCAATAGCGGCAGAGTCTATCGTCCCGGCCTCCGGCGTGTAGGCGGCATTAGAACTATCTAAAGTAATCGCTGCCGTTAAAATAGAAGCACCGTCTTTGTGTAGGTCTACAGTGATTGTCGCAGCTCCCGCGCAAGCGGTTACAGAACCAGCCTCAAAAGCCACAACTGTCCCGGTTGAACCGTGAACACAATGAATACAATAGTCCTCCGTAACTGATGTGGTATCTGATTCCTGTGCGTAAAATTTAGAATACTGCTGTTGTAGTTTTGTGGCCTCTACTCCCGCACCAGCAGCCACGCTCGCAGCCGCAACTGTACTACTTGGAAGTGTGATTGTATCTGCCGAAAGCGTGCCAGATATATGAATATCGTCGTGTATTGTTACAGCCCGTCCCATTTATCCCCCCTAAATAATTTCCTTACATAACAACTCTAAGTATTCGTCCCTCTCTTCTGGATTTATAACGCTTACAATCTCAAATATTCTTGAATCGTCAGCCTTAACAACCCTATCATCAGGAGTAACCGTACTGGTATACCTGATGGTAATTTTATAAGTAACCTCTGCGCTTATCTGCTGGGCGTGTAATAATTCTCTACCCCTTAACGGTTCTATCGCAGCCCAAACAGTAGAATCAGTTGACCAAGAATCAGTCGCTTCCCCATAGTCGTTCTGTGAAGTCGTATTAGACTTTAAATAAACTTTATGCCTTAATTTGCCTATCTGCATGGGTAGTTCCGACTATCAATATCCAATAACGCTTTAGCCGCCAACGGCACTTCTTTAAAAGTTCTGTCTGTTACCTCTTCTCGATGCTCGTACCAATGTGCTACAATTAATTTAATGGCGTGAACTATTGAAGATGGAACTAGATTAGCAGTAGAACCATAGCCAGCGACATAAGTAACTGTGACTGCATTTATAACATCCCTCGTATTAACCCAACTCTTAGAATAAGCCTCTACAATTCGGGCAGGATGGTAATATTTATCAACGATGTAATTAGCCGTGTCCCATGTTTGAGTATTCCCCCCGGTGTCTATATATTTCACAGACGTTACAGACTCTAAAGGCGGGCGGGGCAGTTCAATCTCGCCGCCGCCGTCAGGAAACTCGTCCAGCCTTAATTCGATAGTTTGAAATATATATGCCCTGTTCTGGTATTGCTCACACCATATCCTTGCAGCCTTAACCAACGCAGCTATATATGTATCATCGTCGCTGTGTTCGATGCGTAAATGCGTTTTCATATCTGCCGTGCTAACCGGCTCGACAGAAGGCTCCGACGTAACAACTATTGAGCTCACTCCACTCTCCTATATCATATTTAAAAAATTCCGCAGCCGCCTTTTGTGTCCACCAAGGAAATTGATGCGGTTTTCTAAAAGTTATAATTAGTTCCCTTAAATGCCCTTTTATGTGCAGGATTTTTGTCTCTTCTGAAAAGTTGTGCCAGTTCTGATCTACGCAGTTCCAAATCTCACAATCCAACTCTTTTAATTTAATGTCAGGTTCATCCTGTAATAATAAAGCTAAAGATGCCTGGTTCTGGCCGTAATTTAACGCCTTGCCCTTTTCTGCAAGTTTGCAATCAAATAAAGTTTTAGTGTCAATTCCAACCCACCTATCCATGAAGTCTTTTGTTTTTTGAGTAGGACGGGCAAATATAACCCCGGCATTAATTCTCATGTTTGGGTTTTCTCGGACTGTGTAAGCCAAATCAAAATCATCGTTAAACGCTGGATTTAAGTCGCCCAAGACAACAGTATCTACGTCCATACAAACAATCTCTTCATCAGACTCTTTTATAAAATCCCGCCAGATTTTTAACTTATAGTTATTGTCAACACTAAAAGAATCTAATCCCGGTAACGGTTTAGGCTCTGTAGCTTCAACTAATATAATATCTGTGTCTAAGGGAAGGTTTTGACAGACGCTTTCCTCCCAAGCATCAGTTAAACGCTTAAACGATTTCCCGAATGTTACCGCTACAACCTTCAAGTCCAATGTATCCTTTTAACTCTAGTTCTCGGAGAATGTTCCCTAAGCTGACTGGCGAGTGCAGTAGACTCTACAACGCTTTTTTGTCCATCTACATAAACGGCCTGCCCGACAGTAACTAAACGAGCAGCCTCTTGTTCGGCAACGTCAATTATCTCGCCCGCCGCCTGTGAGCCGAAAGCACCTACTCTTTGACACTTTAACCTAATTCTCATTTTTGCCCTTTCAAAGAAGTCCTCCGGGGCTGGCCGAAACCAGACCCCAGAAGGACAAAACGACTTACGATGCAGCCATAGTCATATATTTAACCGGGTTAGTTCCCGCATCCATTAGTTCACAGTCTGAACGATGAAAACCGACGAAGGCTTCAAGGTCTAACTCGGCATATCTTTCTACAAGGTGTCTAATCCTGACCTCGGCTACTTCACGCAAAACGTGTTTCTTTAAAGCACCGAAGAATATCGGTTTTGCGCTTGCGGCTATAGTGGCACAATCCTGGTCGATTATCACAGGATAACCAAACAGAACGTCAGGAAGTCCCGCTTGCATACCAGGCTGCCAAATATACTGACCGTCGGAGTCTTTCAGTTTACGAACGGCCTTAGCTGTCGCATCTTCCATAACCCAACTACAGTTAAAGGCCGCAACTCGGTAGGCAGGGTCAACGCTGTGTAACAGGTCTATAATCTCATTAGCTGTAACGGCAGTTGCACTTGCGGCTGTTTTGCCAGATGTACCAGCCGCAGCAAGGCCGTTGTGCTGACTTGAACCAGTACCAGTAATTAACAAGGCTGCAATCTTACGGGCTATTCTTTCCCCACATAACTGCCCTAATAGATTAACCATATTAAAGGCAGAGTCTACCATCAGTTCATGGGTAACTTTGATAAGTTTAGAACTGATTTTATAAGCGGAAAATGTAACAGCCGAAGGTTGAAGGTTGGCCTCGTTAGTTCCAGAGTCGTCGGAGTCCTGGTATTCATCAACCAACTCGCCAACATTAGTGTCGTCAAGGTATGGAGCTTTAATGTCGTTACCAGTTGCAGTTCGTAAAACAGTGACGGCTCGCCTTAGACCACCAAACGCTTCAAGTGCCAATTCCAGATTATTGACAAACCCTTGTGGTATTTGAGATCCACCATAAGAAGCGTTAGTCGATGTGTAATAAGTAGTTCGCTGCTCTTCTTGTCGATTGCGGAGCATATTGAACTCTGGTCCTCTCAGCATTGGTATATCAATGCTTGTTTGGCGACCATAACTAATCTTAGACTTTGCTTCTTTGTGTCGGTCTGTAAGTTCCAACCCTCTGCGTTCTGCAACCCAGGCTTCCATAGCCAACGCCCTATCCTCTTCGGTGACTGCATCCGGGTCTTTTCTTCTTTTGTGTGCAGCATAATCAGCACTAGCAAGTTCGGCAGCAGACACGCCGTCTGTGCCCTGTGTTTCTTGTCTCGTTTTGACTTCATCAAATCGCTGTTCTCTGGCGATTTCCTCACAAACCCTGTCGTAGTCAGCGTTCAGTTCGTCCCAGTTGGCCTGTTTCTCGCTGGTCCATTCTACATCAGGATTGTTGTTCTCCTCTCTAAGCTCATTAATGCGCTTAAAGAGGGTGTTTTTCTTTTCTATTAATTCTTCTAACATTTAAATTTCCCCCCAACAATGGGTTACTACAATAGATACTTGAAACGTAATGGATTTATAGAAATCCTTTAACCGGGTATGGACCCGAATTTTTCCTTTGCTTTTATCTCATTGAATCGCCTATTGAT